AAGGATATTGTTTGTATAGTTGCTCGTGATCTAATACCTCGCCTAGCTTGGTATCGTATAAGCGCTCTCCCGATCCAACATTGCTAATGTTAAGAAGGTCATCTACGCTTTCCACACGACCATCAAGGTATTCATCTAGCTCAACCTTTTCAAATCGCATAACCTCATTGTTAGCTTCAAGGTTCTTAATGGCAGCTGCTGAATCGTCAATCTCAAAAGCATAATTACCATCTGGTAGTTTGTGCCATCCTGTCTTTTCCCACACCTTACTCTCTAGATATGGAGACCATCTTTCACCTTCAAGCATGGCCTTAGCTTGCTCTAGACCTTCTGGTGGGGTTACTGCTGATCCACCAGCGAATATATCTTTCTGTGGAATATCAATACCAAACTTACTTAATACATTGGGAATAGTGCTAGGGTCTGAGTCCTGCAATAATTCTCTAGCATTGTTCTTAGCCCATCTTAGACCACCGATCAATGTAGGAATAGCAAAGCCAATACCTGCGCCTTCTAATATTTGCTTACCTCTGGCTTCTAATCTCTCTAATGCGTCTGCATCTTCGCCCACTTTAGAGTCTAGGAACTGAGTTAGTTCATTATCAAAGTCTAGCTCTCTTAATAGGGTGGCCAGGTTACCGCCAGTAGGATCAAATGAAGCATCTGCTAAACCACCAGCCATCATTTGTTTAAAGATAGTAGCACCTTTACCAATACCACCAGCTGCGCCAAAGATAGACATAAACTGTGATAGGCCTCTTACTACACCTTCTGTAGTAGAGTCTGGGTTTGACTCAAGTATCTGTGGAATCTTTAACCAGTCTTCTTCTTTGAACTCACCACCAAGTGCGTTGACAACATCACGAGACATATCAACTATACCTTGTGGAGCATCATGTATTGAGCCTTCGACCATACCACGTAAGATAGGATTCTCTTCATTAGCACCCTTAACAAACGGTGCAATTAGTGGCCATACAGCCTTTTGCCCACCTTCAGGTAATATATCCCATGCGTCTTGTAATAAAGGCGTATCTACTTCAGGTTGAGTTGGTATTACTTTATCAATAATAATATTTGATGATCTGTCTTTAGCAACGGCAACAGCTTCTTCCATACTGCTATGTACACTTGTAGGACTTATCTCATTGTTGATAAGCATCTGTTGGACTTCATCATTACTATGGCTTTTACCGTTCCAGATAGTTGGAACATTCATCCACTTACCATCTATTTGAAGGGTTGTGGACTTTTCAGAAACAACTTCGCCATTCATATAAAATGCAGGTCTTCCGTATTGTGTATTTCCTACTACCTTACCTTCATTGTTTAAATCATCTATCTGGGATAGTGCGTTTTCTTCTGGTTGGCGAATAACCTTTCCCATGATTGAAGGATTTAATTCCTCCTGTTCGTCTGGTATTTCTAATGCTTGTTCTTTTTTGTAGTCATTGAAGTATTGCATAGCAGGTGAATTAGCCACCTCTCTTTCTTCAATTCTCTTTTGGAATCCACCCATCATGTCATCTGTCATAGGTGTTATCGGATTCTCTACTAATCTGGCCTTCTCTTCTTCATAAGCTGTCTGAACAACAACAGGATCAATGTTTTCTATGTCTTGCTCAACCTTGTTCTCAAATGCCATTATCTAGACTTCCTTAAATTAAAGCTTTCCATGTACGCATCAATAGCATTGAATTGTTCCATGTAGTCTTTATCAGTGATCTGGTTACTCTCTAATAGAATTGCTAACATACTCTTAGATTCATCTGGAGCTGGTGCGTCTGCTGTGCCTGACCAATTACTGCTCCAAGCTATTTTAGGTGTAGAAGCTGCAGGTTGACGCTTGTACTTAGCCTTGATAAGATCAACTTCATCAAGAAAGTTTTGATCTTGACGTAGTGTCTTTTTAAGCTCGTAGATCTCTCTTACAGCTCTATTTATATTCTTAGATTCGTTAGGTAAGAACGCAGACAATGGGCCAGTAGTTCTAAACTCAGTCTTAACCTCGTTAATAGCCATCTGGTAGTCTTCATCTTTAGTAACATCTTTCAGACCGCCATCTCTTAGAGTAGCTAACATTTGTTTTTGTGTAGCTGGAGTAATTTGCTTGCTATCTATTGCTTGTCTGATCTGATCGTAAATATCAAACTGATCTGCTGTAGGATCAAATAGCGTATCCCATAGTCCTGATACAACATTATCATCTTCACTGTATAAGCCACCAGTCTGAATCATCTTTAATAATGAATCATGTTGCTTGGTAGTAAGCTTGTCTTCTATTAACCAGTCTTGTAAGAATGATTTTTCGATAGGCTTTCCATCTGCAATTTGAGACTGAATATTAGAATAGAAGAACTCTTGGCCTTCTAGCTTATCCGCAGCTATTGCATTTTGCACACGATCTTGTTGACCTTGGTAGCCGTTAAGCATCGACATCATGTCTTTGAATGTCTCGTTTTTGTCTTCATCACTCATAGAGACTTTAACCTCTGGGAATAATGCTTGTAATTGTGGTCTAGAGTTAAAGAATTTGCTCGGGTCTGCGTTAAAGTCCTGAATGGTTTGCCATCCATTGCCTTCTTTCATATTAGCCGTTAATTCGGCCATTACGGCTTTCTTATAGAATCGACCTAATAGTGCTTGCTCTTGTTTAAATGCAGCATCACCAGACTTTCCTAGCTCTAATAGTCCATCAACCTTTCGTTCAAATGTATCTCTTTGGTCTTGGAAAATAGGGCCTAGGCTTTTAAGATAGTCTTCACTGAACTCAGGCTGGTCATAATATGTACTGATAGCACTATCAATGAGATGTCCTGTATCAATAGCATGAGTCTCAAGATTGTCTTCCGCTGTTTGAAGTTGTCTAGCTCTATCTAGCTTAACCTTCTTGGCATAAACCTTCTCACCATACTGAGCTATCTTATCATCTGTCATCTGACCAAAACCTTGAGCAAAGTCTGAACCAAGATCCTCGTCAGCAGACATTGCATCCATCTTAATCTTCTTGAATGACTCAGCTTTCTCTGTGAAAGTAGCATAATCATTCTCATGGTCAATAGACAGCTTACCAATATGCGTAATAATGTCATCTTCTTGTGAATTGATATAAGACTTTACTTCAGCATCGTGCTGTTTGTTCACACCTTGCTGATAGTTAACTACTGAGCTAGTAAAGTTTGACATTGTATTAGACAAAGACTCCCATGCGTTAGCCTCTGTAAGATCTACTTGTCCTACTCTTCTTCCTTGTTGGAACGTATATTGTTGAAAGTCTGCCATTTAATCTACCATTTTGTTGATTTTGATTTTGAGTACCCTGTCATCAAGCTACTAGCAGCTCCCCAATAACCAGCGCTGCTTGCAGCAGAACCTGCTGAAGATAGTCTCTGAGTACTACGACCAGTAGATGATAAATCTGCACCCTCTTCTAACTGATACCCAAGTCTAGACTGTTGTGATATTACTGCTGCTGAACCTTCAGTACCAGAAACGCCTCTACCTGCCCAGTAAGCTCTTTGACTTGACTGTGCTTTTCGTAATTTCTGTAGTCTTTGAAGCTCCCTATCTTTTAATGCTTGATCTTCGGCATCTGCCTGCATTTTATATGCAAGGTTTGATTGCTTACCTGTCTGAATTGAAGAAAGCGCTGTTATACCAGTTCCTAATGTCATCAGTGTAGGTGCTAGTGCAAAAGCGCCAGCTGACCCAAACAATCCTGCTGTTGCAGCTGTGCCTCCTGATGCTGCTAAACCAAATGCTAATGATGCCATATTATCCGCCTTGTGCTTGTATTTCTAATGTAAGTCCTAACAACGTCATAGGTGTAGGATCTGATTGTGTAACTGTTACTTGTGTTGTTTTAGAATATCCCAACATTGGTACAGTTTTAATACCTGTAAAGCCTGTTGGGGTAACTCCTAACACTCCAAGACCGAAACCTTTATCAGTTACAGCCTTGCCGTTTATTTTAATACCATTTGCTTCATACAATTGAGCAGATACTCTTAATATTCTACGCTTAGATACATTGATAGGACCAGTCTGGAATCCTACATTAACTGGCATAGTCTTAACTTCTAGATCGTAGTTTAAACCAACTTCAACATTAGTAGCTGTACGTGCTAAAGTAATAGATCCTGATGCTGGTGTAGCATTGTCCATAACTGAGCTATCTGCTCTTACTCTACACTCTTGGCCGTTTAAATGACCTAGGCCTGTTACTGTTGCTGATGCTGGACTATTAACCACATGTACTGCTGAGTCTGTATAAGTATCATTATCTAATGCTTCAATTGTATATACAGTAGAGCCGTTGATTGTTCTCTTCACATGGAAGTAAATAATGTCTTCTACCTCAGCAACATCCTTAACCTCACCAGAAGTTGTTAGTCTTGTCCATGCTGTAACCGATTCAGCTCTGTTTGTAATAAACACCGCCACCGTTCCATCTGCATTAACGATATATAAGTAGTTTCCTTCGTTATCAATATCGCCAGTTTGTGCTGCCATAGCAACTGGAGCATTAATAAGATGAGGGGCAAGCAAATTCACCTCAGTGGAGACATACGAGTTTTCGGTATAAGTATATAAATACTCACGAACCTGCTTGCCGTTCCTTTGTATAAACATTGTTGCGCCATCTACGTTAATAGGTGGAACTTTCTTGAGTACACCAAATCTTGTCTGACGCAACACACCAACGTTTGCTGGCTTAATAGGTCTATCTGGAATAAAGAACTCACCGCCTGAAGTAAAGATCTGTAAATGTCTTCCTGATACCAGGTGGTAAATCGCATTAACCTGGTCTGTGTCCATCGTAATATCTATCGAATCTGCATCGTCACCATAACCACGATCGAAGTTAAAGAAGTCACCGATTGCTGATCCCCATAACGTCTGTGGTCTAGCCGTAGAGTTTGACATCCACATTCTAGATTCATGGAATGTTACTGATCCAGGGTAGCCATGTGTAGATGACCATACTGGCTCTTCCAATGAAGCATCAATACCTGGGATAGCGTTGCCATTTATAAATTCTTGTAATACTGTGCCTGTGAATGCAGTTGAAGATGTATATCCTGTAATTCTAATAACACCACCATTACCTTCAAACATTCCACCAACATGATTAGCGGTAACTGGTGTAGCGCTAGAACAGGTGACTGTAGCTGTGTCGCCCACAACTGGTGCGGTAGGTGAAATAGAAAACGAACCAGCATCATAATCACGATTAAAGTCGTAAGTTGGGTAGTAACTAAATGTTAATGAGCTTATTGTCCACGCTGAGTGTGTTAATCCTCTTGTAATCCTTCTAGGCACGTAGTCATTATGACAAATGATTAATGTATCAGCACTCTGAGTCCATACGATCTCTTTGATCTCTGTAGCGTTATATGGTGTAACTAGGTAGTCATTGCCTGATCCGTTGATGTTGGTCTGTAATGCACCATCCATGTAAACATACATCTTAGAGTCTACAAACACCAATAGGTATGTCTGGGTAATATTAAACTCAAACGAGACTAGGCGTACTACTGACTCTGTAACAGTGTCAATATACTTCATGCCTGGTCTACGCTTAACGCCACCTTGTCCAAGACAAATAACATTAGTTAATGTCTCAGCACCTTTGGCATAACTTTCTACATCAATCCTTGCAGATAATCTAGGGTCAAGCTCTCCAGCGATGAATGATGCTTGAGACGCAATTGCTTTAGCCATTAGAACCTCGAATTAATTAATCTAGAGCCTTCTAGGGCTGGTGGGCCAATTGAAGGTGTAGATTGTGAATCAATAGTCTTAGCTCTCTGTAGTTGTTTGTCAGCCAGTCCAGCGTAGTATTCACCCTTAGTTGCTGACTCAGTAATAGGAATAGCAAACACCGCTGCTAGTCTTAACTCTAGTAACTGTGTGAAGTAGGCTGGTAAGAATGATTCATCTGGCTTATATGTATAGTCCAGGACCATTGTCTCGTTATCTGAGTATAGTTTGTCTGCGTAGATCTGATAGTTATGATTACCTTGGTCAACGTGTTGTGCCACTAGAAAATCAGCAGGAAGTTGAAATGCGTACTTCCACTGGTTAGTTGGCTTTGCCGTTAGTCTTGATAGTGTTGCTTTATTAGAGGCAAACCTCCAAGGATGTAGAGTAAGCAAACTTTCAAATGTAGAGTGATATAGGTTTGCTGCAATAAGTGCAGCTACTGTATCTTCTGTAAATGATGCAATTGGGTTTTCACCGATCATTAATAATGCGTTAGAAGCAATATCAATATCTGAGTAGTTCTTAACTGAGGCCATTATATTTTCCCAAATTAGTTTAAGAAAAGCCCCTCCGAAGAAGGGCCAGTCTTAACTTAACTTATGCAGTCTCGTCAATGTCTACTTGTACTGTACCTGTCTTATCAACAACTACCGCACCAGCTTTAACTTTACCTAATGACAACCATGAAACCTTCTCAGGTACGTAGTTAACTTCAGTAGATACGTCAATGCCTACAGCTAAACCAACAGCCGACTTGTGGTATGCCCAGCAAGAACGGATGTTAGTAGCAACAACTAAACCACCTTCAGAACGAGTTTCGATCATCTTCCACTCGAAGCCCATAAACGTGTTCATTTCACCTGACATTAATACACGTAGTGCATTGTAATCTTGTGAAGTGATAGTTGAATTGTTCATCATTGACTCAATTGCAGCAGCAGAACAAACCATAACACGGCCTTCCATTGGAACACCAGCATCATTTAGTTTTGAAGCAGCTTCTGTAATCTTAGCCAAAGTCATGTTAGTACCACCGTTAGCAATTGCAGGCGGTGAAGTTACAGCTTCTAGAGCATTTAGAATTAACTGATCCACTCTACGACCCAATGCACCAGCAATAGTACCTGCTAGTTCAGTGCGTTCGTCAAAGTTTACTTCAGCAGCATCAAAAATGTCTGTGTACTCAGGTGCAACATAGTTGCTAAGAACACATGCAACTTTAGCATGTGAAACGTCCATTGCTGTAACGTCTGCTTGAGTAGTACCACGAGCAGCAGCTGTGCCTTTGCCCATTGTACGGAAGTTATGTGTATCGCCTACTACGCCTGTACGAACTCGTACTGTATCACGTAATTTACCTGCGCCTTGAAAGGCATGTTTTACTTCTGCGTCAAACTGTGCTGATGCCGAAGAACTTAAATTAACTGACATGTTAATCTCCTATGAATTAAAAAATTATCTTACTTTCTCGATTCAAAGTGGCCATATATGGGTTCGAATCTAGCGCTTTAGAGGCGCTTAAACTACTCATACAGGCCGATCAACGGGTATCTGTGGCTTGATTATAACAAAAAGTTACACCAAGTGTTAATTATTTATTGTCTAATTGTCTTTGCAGGACCAGTACCGAAGAAGTCATCAAACTTCTGCTTAACTTCGTCTCTATATGCTGACGATGATTGATACTTCTCATCATTCATTAGATCATATAAAGCCTCTTTGGTAACTGTGTTTACAGGTTGTGCTGTATCTGGTGCTGAGACCTGAGTCTCTCTAGTCAATGACTTCATTCTCTCTAACAACTGGAAGCCGTCTGCTGTAGTTGCCATAGATTGTAGTGTCTCGAACTCACCTTCATCTAAAGTACCTTTAGCCCATTGAACCATATCATTGATTCTTTGATTGGCATCTGGACCGATCTTCTTCATCTCAACTTCCATGTCAGGTTGTTCGCCTGCCATACCGTTGATATATACACCAAGCAATTCACTATGAGCATCCTGTGATAGTCCTGCTGCCTGCGCCCAATCATTGAAGTTCTCTAGTAACGGATCGCCTTCAGGGATCTCTACATTTAATCCTTCAGGGATAACAGTTTCATAACCATCAGAAGGTGCGCCAGTGAATGAGCCTAACTTAGACTCTAATCCGTTGTATGCCTGTGCTTGATCTGCAATAGTAGCGTACTTACCTGATTTAAACCATTCTGGTGTTTCTCCCTCACCTGCTACACCTTCTGATAAGTACCATGCGTTTTCATCTACTGCTGGTGCTTCTGTTGTACCTGCTTCTGTTGTTACTTCTTCTGGGGCTGCTGCCTCAGAAAATAATGTTTCTTCTTCCATAATATCTAGTCTCCACGATTGATATAATTTCCATTCTCTTGTCTCATAATGCAGGACTTAAACATACGTACCACACTATTTTGACCCTCTCGATAGTATCCTGAGCCTTCTACTTGTCCAGGTGTACATACCGCTGCTTTGATGTATCGATCTTCAAGCCACTCAAGAACCTTCTTGCCGTCTTTGCTCTTGAATACTTTTGCGATTAACGCATCAAAATCTCTCTGACTTTCTATCATTGACCCTCCATAGCTTGCATTGCCGCTTCAGGATTCTGTATTGCTGCATCTGTCATCTGTTGCTGCTGTGCTGCTGCTTGCATCTCTTGCTTAATAGCGTCTCTAGCTTCTTTATCTCTAATCAATGACTTGTCAACACCTAGTAACTTGGCGATATGCTCAGGGAACGCTTCAAGATCTAGTCCGATCTGCATTGCCTCTGGGCCTACCATGCCTGCAAACTGTACAAATTGTGCTATCTTATTCACCTCATCCATGTCTTGCTGTTGAGCAAGTGGTGAAATAACTTTAATCTCTACGACTTGACCACCGATCTTAATAGGTGCGACCTTCTTATTACGCTCAAGAATATAGTAAGCACGTTTGATTAGCTTATTAATAAACTCAATCTGTAGTCTTCCGAATGATGATCCGATGTCTGACATTAACTCTTGTTGTCTAATGCCGATCTCAGTAGCTGACTTAGTAGGGCCGCCTACTGGTCCGAGTTGATCGTGATACAAAGCCTTGCGGATATTGTCTCTTAAATCACCAAGGATTAATTCTGATACGTTGAAGTTACCACCAGATACTAACGGTTGTAATGAACCCTGCTGTCCTACTGGTACTACTGAACCAGGTGCAATGCTAATAGTCCAAGGGTTAAGTACACCATCGTCTACTGCTGTGTAAACACCTGCAATTTCTTTCTCAGCATTCTTCAATACAAACTTAACAACTTCATTAGCTGTCTTAATGTCTGGTAATGCTGTCATGATAGGACCACGACCATAACGCTCGCCTGCTACCTTAGACCATCTGAATACAATCCAAGGACTCTGTTCAAAGTAATCTTCAAATACTACATGCTTAGTAGCTGATTCAATAACTACAAATGAGTATTGCTTTTGTTTGTCATCCCAGATAGTAGCCTCAACAATATGGATCAATTGATCTGGCTTCTCAGTTAGCATCTTCTTAACTGCTTCTGATGCTTTACCTTTAGGCCAGATACGTTCAATATCTCTAGCTGCTACTGAGTGATCTCTAAATACATTCTCTACTGTGCCACCTGGGCCATCTTCAATAATAAGCTGCTTTAGTGGAACAGATTTGAATCTTAATAGATCCTCACCTTCACCTTCTTCAAGTA